GAACCTTTTCAAGGTTGAAGACCCAAGCTTGATTGACGTCAAAGGTATTGAACTCGAACTTGATACAACAATCGATGGTGTTCGTATCAAGGGTTTCATCGACAGGCTGGCAACGATCAACGGCAGGGATACGATTTCCGATTACAAAACGGGCAAAACGCCAAACGCAAAATATATGTCCGACAAGCACTTTCAGCTTTTGCTTTACTTTGTCTGTCTGTCGCAAGGATTGACCCTAAATGAACCGACACTTGAGCTGCTGTATCTCAAGGACGCTCAGGTTAGGACAATCGAACCAACACCCGAGCTGTGTGCCGGCGTTGTGGAAACTGTGGTGACGGTAAATTCCAAAATACAAAACGCTTTTGAAGCCGAACAGTGGGAGGCCGTTCCGTCAAAACTGTGCGACTGGTGTTTTTTCAAATATAATGGTTGTACTCATTACACAAAAAACATGAGGAGACGCTAGTAATGATCATGAATGATGAAACATTTGCCAGACTCGTAGCTGACAATGTAAAAAATAGGACCACGGCTCCCCAGAACAAGTACCTTGAGCTCCCGGAAAATAACGCAAAATGGCAACGAGCGCTGAACGCATTGATTAGAAACCTGGATTCGCAGATTGCCGAAATCACCTCAGATGCGCAGGCCGACTCGGAGAGATACTCAAATGTAGGTGACGCCGGCACGGAATTATTGGTTCAGGCTGTCGCAAACTACGACGCCAAAAAACAAAAAATTGAGCGCTTTCGTTTTTATGTTGTGAAAAAACTTGCCGACGTGGTGCTGACGGACCAAGCCAACAAGACACACCTTGATTCTGGGGAATCACTCCTCCATCGCGCCATCCGTAAACATATCGATATGAGTCGTATATACGGGATTGAAAACACCCCCCTGGATCGCGCGCTTTACGACTCCCTCAACGGAATTTGGTCGTTTGACGACATCAAGGAGGACGACCTTCTTGAATACAGCGACCATGCGCCGGCGCTCTAAGAAAAAAGAAAAAGAGTACGTCGAGCGGCGAAAAATAGTCTCGCGGTTGCTTCAGGAGCGGCCACTATGTGAAGCGTGTCCGGTGTTTGCGAAACACGACCGTTTGTCCACGTATATAAGAAAAAACAGTGTGGATGTTCATGAATTGGTCCGCCGATCGCAGGGCGGGTCGATATTGGATATCAATAATTTAATGTGTGTTTGTCGTAGTTGTCATCGGCGTATCGGCAACTTCCCAGCTCTTGCGTTTGAACTCGGTCTGGCTAAGCATGGCTGGGAACGCTGAATGTTAGATTTTATAAATGCGAACTGCCGGGATAGACCTTTCTCTTACATCCACCGGCCTGTGCATATCAAAAGTTCCAAGAACCATAAGGTCAAAACTTCGTGGTCCTGAACGTCTAATCGAAATAAGAGATGAGCTAATGAAACAGCTCACAGAAAACAATGTTGATATGGTTGCTCTGGAGGGTTATTCGTACTCCTCAAGATTTTCCCAAGCCCACTCAATAGGGGAATTGGGCGGCGTAGTCAGGGTCGCTCTTTGGGAATCTGGAATAAAGATTGTTGTAATACCTCCGACCAATAGGGCCAAGTTTGCTACCGGCCGAGGAAATGCGTCTAAGGATGAGGTTGTTGCTGCGGTCCTAAGCATGACCACGATAGAGAGGCAACCGGGATTGGACGATCTCTGCGACGCCTGGATTTTGGAGCAGATGTTGCGATACATTTTAGGTGAAAGAAGTTTGAGTCTTTCCGAAAAACAACTAGCCGCTCTCGAAAATATAGAGCATGAAATAAAGGAGAATGCAGATGGTGTTTGATCGAAGCGCACCGATTAGCCAAGTCGAAATAGAACATGAACTGCTTCGCCTTCTTGAACTGCTCGAGCAGGAGACCGAGGCGTTTGAAAAAATCGCCGAAGATAACGCCAAGAAGGATTCCCTACACAAAGCGAACTGGGCAAAGGAATACCTGTCCGGTAAGGGGTCGGTAAAAGAACGAGAAGCTTGGGCCGACTATAAGACGGCCGATATGGACTTTGACGCAAAAATAGCAGAAGGGCTTTTGAAATCAAAACGCGAAAAACTCTTGTCGTTGCGAACGAGTATTGATGCCCTTAGAACGCTGAACGCAAATGTCAGGGTTCAGGTTTAGGGTGATTCACAAAAATCTGAAAATCGAGAATTTGAAGCCTGCATCGTGGAGGTGTAATCACGTTCAATCTCCAGAGATGAAGATTTTGACTCAATCGATTATTCAACATGGTTGGCTATACCCAATTATTGTTTCATCGTCCAGCATGGAGATAATCGACGGTTTTCATAGGTGGGTGTGTGCACAAAACAATTCAAACATTTTCGAACGTGATCTCGGTGTCGTTCCGTGTTTGCTTGTCGACGTGTCGACCATTGATGCGATGGTTATGCATGTTCAGTTGAATCGGTCGAAAGGGAACCTTGTTGCCAAGAAACTTTCGAACTTGATTAGGTCGGTTACCTACTCCAAAAAATACGACGAGTTGGAAATTCAAAAAAAATTGATGATGACCGACCAAGAGTTTGAACTATTGCTTGACGGAACGCTTTTGAAGGGCAAGAAACTGTCGGAGCACACTTACTCTCGGGCTTGGGTTCCGATTGAGGCTCCCGCCGGCAGCAGCCCACAGTCGGTCGAAATTGAGAGACCGCCAAACGCTGACAGGTAAATCCCGCGACAAGGGGGCAAGTGTTAGAATTTGGGGTAGCCAGAAAGGCTTATTTATGGTCGTCCCCAATGTAACCCCAGATATTGAACCAGTCCCCGGGCCGGTGCCCGGTGTTGGGGGCGGTCGAAGACGACCAAGATTTTTGCGTCGTGCAGCTGCTTATTTGCTGAGACGTTCCGCTGATCGTTTGCAGCGGCAGGGCAGAAGAAGAACGGCAGCCGGTCAAGGCAGGGCGCTCATTCGTGAACGCAGAGGCCGTCTTTTGGGTGGAGTTTCGGCCTAATCCACAATTGGAGAAATAGATGTTGGTTTCGGTTTCCGATCTAAGAACATACATGGACGTTACGTTCACCAATCGGCAGATTGATGCTGCCGAATTCGTGCTGGCCGGACTACAAAGCGAGATGGAAGCCTATTTGGGTCGTCCGATTGAATCTGCAGAACAAGAAGAGAAGCACGTAGTTCCGGCATCTTTTTACGCGATGCCACAAACAAGTTTTTTCTACGAACGAGAAGCGAGCACAACTGACGCAACGGTTGAGTATGTGAATCCAGGAATTCACCTGCCGCTGAGAAGATCTCCAGTGGTGTCGGTTGCGAGCGTCCACGTTTCCTCGATTTCCAGCAGCGTTTATTTGGGTGAAGCGGTACGACGAACCGCAACCATTTCTGATGCGGATGTATCAGGTGGCTTTATAGTCTTCACAACTCCAACCGCACACAAGTTCACCGTAGGCCAAAGAGTTTCGGTTAGCGATGTAAATCCATCCGCGTACAACGTCAGCGCTTCGGAAATTGTCGAGGTCACGACGACCACCTTTAAGGTAAAAACACCACCAGATACAATTTTTTCTGATTACAGCTCCGGAGGCAAAGCTTCTGCGGTCGGCACCGGTTACGTGGTGCACAGATGGGGTCTAGAAATTTTTGGCGGATTGCCCAATGACGTAGTGACGGTCGTTTACACGGGTGGTCTTGATGGGGCAGATATACCAACCATGAAACTCATGATTCTTCGAGCCGCGACTAGGGAGATGCAGAACATGCACGACGACGTTGTCGGAGTGAAAGACCTGAATCCAAGAAACGTTGCCGTTGCTGAAACCGGCTTCCTTGAAAAGGAACTATCCGTACTCAAAAGTTTTCGCCGTAGGAGAATAAGTTGATCGTAGATATAGACATCCAAGTTAAGGGAGTCGCAAAAGCTCAGGCTCGTTTTACCGGGATGATTGCCCGGTCGAAGGCGTTTGAACCCATTTTCGTCAAAGCCAAAAAACAACTTGAACTGTCCAATGCCGCAAACTTCGCAGCCAACGGTCTTCCGGCGGGCGGATGGGCCCCACTCGATCCGCAGTATGCGGCATTCAAGGCGGCAAAGTTTCCTGGTCGTCCAACACTCGTAGGAAACGGTCGACTGTTTCGCAGCGTTGCGACGATGACAAGTGGTCTGTCTTCAATCTCTCCGACAAAAGCCGAGTTCGGCACCAATGTTGAGTATGCGAAATTCCATCAATACGGAACGCGCAAAATGCCGAAACGTAAAATCATTTTTGAGCCGGCCGGCTTTGCCAAAACCACGGCCAATGATGCAGTCAAGTGGATATCTGCAGAGTAAGTCATGCCTGGCGAATTGATGTACGGTGCGCATTTTGCGAAGGACTATGTCACGACCTTCCTGCAAGCCGACCTTCCTATTAGATTGAATCGATATCGCAACGGTTGGAACCTTGACGATAACTCTTTGCCTGATCCGCAGTTATATGTCAGTTATGAACCATTGGCTTTGGATACGTGGCCAACGATTATTACGGTCGCAATCAATGCAAGTTCCTTCTCGCGGATCAATCACGAACCCGGCTTTGACCCGGTTTATTACGTCACCTATGCCCTCAGAACCTACGTTTGGGTTAGAGGTGGCAATTCGGAGGAAGCCACCCTTATGCGAGATCGCTTGACTGCGGTTGTCCGTTCTGCCCTGCTTGACTATCCCTGTTTTGCTCGGCATGACGCGGCAAGGGATGCAAGAGTTGAAGAAACAAATCTGTCGGAAGAATACTCAGACCTCACCCTTCTGAAGGGTGACAGAGTGATGGCCGGCGCATTCGTCGGGTATAACGTCATTATGGAAGAGGCAATCACAAGAGAGCCGTTCGGAACCTTGGAAGAGATTGACCTTGAAGTCGTTTCTCAGCCACTGGTGCAGCCCTTCACGGTATAATCGGTCCATGTACTTTTTCAAATCTGTGCTTGACGTCGCCGAAGTCGAACTTCAGGATGGCCAAATTCTCGTAAAAAACCTCACAGGAAGACCGTTTCGTGTTGGCACCCCAGGTCACTTGGTCAGACCGGACGGTCTTGCCGTGGTCCAATCGGCCGATCCGATTATCCAACACAATCTAAAGTTGAAAAGGATTGCCGAAATCGTCCATGTTGTTGAAAAAAAGTCTTCATCAGCCCCAAAGAAAGCTCGAAAAAAGAAGTCGGAGTCATCCGATGGGGCAGAGCAGCCAGAAGTGGTTGCCGTTGAGGAAACAAAAGTCGACGAAGCGGTAGCCGAGACCTCAGCAGTCGAGGCAACCCCAGTCGAGGCGGCTGACGTACCTGTGGAAACAGAGGTAGATGTCGAGCAGCCAAAACTTGCGCCAAACGTGGACGAAGGTTCACTATAATCGCAGTAGCTCATATTCGTAGCTGATCTCCTTATTGACGGAGGAAAAAATGCCAGGTGTAGTTGTAACGACAGCGGTCCGCACGGGCCCAACCAATACTCAAGTCATGCCGACCGCGACGCTCTTTGTTGCGGGCGTGACCGTGAGGGGTCCTGAAGGAAAGGCTATTGCCGTTTCAAGCATCGCCGAGTTTGAAGCCGTTTACGGTGGATACACATCAGACGGTTGGGTGAATCAAACTCTTGAAACATTTTTCGAAGAGGGTGGCGCTCGCGCTTATGTTTCGCGCGTTATCCCAGATGATGCAACCAATGCAACTCTCGAACTCGATAATTCAACGGCTGACGTTTGCATGGTGCTCACTGCTGCCGGTGAAGGTACATGGGCGAACGCTGGTGGCCTGAAGGCTTCGGTGGCAAACACTGCTGGCTCATTCAAAATCAGCATCCTTCTCGACAACGAGATTGTTTACGCAACGTCGCTACACACGACTGTCGCTGATGCGGTTGACGAGATTAACGGAAGCGCCACTGGCGGTCTGTATGTCACGGCAGCTGCCGGCGCCAACTCGGGTGTTCCTGTCACAATCGCCGCATCAAACTTCACTGGCGGTGCAGATGGCGGAGCGCTTGATGATGGCGACCTTGCTGAAGCGCTTGCGTTCTTCATTGATTCATTTGGTCCAGGAGCAATTGCGGCGCCCGGCTTCTATTCGTCGGGCAACTACGACGCGTTGATTAGCCACGCAGTTGAATACGGAAGAATTGCGCTTCTTGGATTCGATCGCGATGAGACACCTGCCGCAGCAGCTGCAACAGCTGCCGGTTATGCAGATGCTGTCGGCGCTGAATACACGGCATTTTCTTACCCGTGGGTGAAGATTCCAAACGGCAACCTGACATCGGTAATTCCTGCTGAGGGTTATGTTGCGGCAAAACGCGCGAAGGTTCACAACGAAAAAGGCCCGTGGACGCCATACGCTGGCGCCTCGACGGAAGCTTCTTTCGTGACTGCTCCGTACAAAGTTCTGTCGTCTCAAGAAGAGGCACAACTTGTCGGTGCAGCGGTCAACCCAATCAAGTTGGTCAACGGAACCACGCGCATCTATGGTGCACGTTCGGTCTCCAGTGACGTAAGCAATTTCCGTTTCATCAACGGTCGTGAGACACTGAACTACATCGTGTACGAGGCAAAGTATTCTCTTGAGTCGTTGGTGTTCCAACCAATCGACGGCCGTCGTGCACTGTTCGCAAGAATCGGCTCAACGCTGACAGCGATCATGGACAGAATCCGTGTTGCTGGTGGCGTCTACGAGGCGGTTGATGCGAATGGCAAGCTTGTCGACCCCGGCTACTCAGTTGTGGTCAATGACTCGCTGAACCCAGTCAGTCAGCTGGCCAGTGGAACGATCAGGGCGCGCGTCGGCGCCAGAATTTCTTCGATTGGTGAAACGATTGAAGTAGAGATCGTCAAATCCAACCTTACGGCGTCAGTTGCCTAATCCATACGGAGGATAGATAATGTCAAAGAAACTTGCTCAGCGCCAGATATTCGCGGAGATCTCTCCGATTACCGGCCAAGACATTTTGGGTCCGACACTGTCGGGGTTTTTTGCTCAGATCTCCGGTGGCGAAATCACAGCTGCCGTTGAAAAAATCTATGTCGGTGGAGAAAAGTTTCCGGAAGTGCTTTGTGCGCCATCCGAGGTCGGTGACGTTACGTTGACTCGCCACTATTCAAGCGATGAAAGAACCATCCTCAGGGATGTTCGTAAGGTCGTGGGTCGCGCCTACTACGAAATCAAGGTTTATGACACAAATTGCGACCTGATTAGCAATCAGTCCGAGCGCGTATATTCAAAAGCGCTTCTTGTCGGCCTTACTGAGCCAGATGGAGATTCCTCGTCCGGCGCCCCAGCGACGTTTGCTTTGACCTTCGCTGTCAGCGGCGAGCCCACACAGTAGTAGCTAATAAGCTCTCGTAGGTGGTTGCGCCGCGGACCATGAAGAGTTGCTAGTGTTGCGTCCATGAGCAACAACGAAATCTACTCGATCGAAACAGAATTGCCCGCAGAGTTTCCGGACGACAACGTCCTTGGTCAACTCAAGAACGTCATAGCCAAGAAGGTCAAGCGTAAGCCGATCTTCCTGCAAGTTCCGGAACGTCCTGGGGTTCAGATTCTTATCAGCCCAAACATCACGCAAAATCAAATCAAGGCGTGGCAGAAAAACTGTGGCTCGGAAACCAAGAACGGTATTGATGCAACTAAGTTTGCGTGCACCGTTATTGGCTTCACGACCATAGGTATTTACCTCAATGGAGACGAGGTTCTGGAGGATGGCAAATCACTTGGTTTTGCATCGCCGGCCGTTCTTGAAATGACGCAAACAAAGCGGGCGATTCCTGATGCAATCCAGGCTTTCTTCGGCCTCGATCCGCACGTCGAATCGGCCGCACTTGCAATCATTGATGCTGCCGGTTACGGCGACTCCGTGGAGAGTACCGAAAACCCTACGATACAGTCCTAGACGATCTAGCTGAAGACAACCGCGTCATAACGGCGGCAAGGTTGAGTGAGGTGTTTGGGGCTAGCCCAATCGACATTCTAAATGTGAGTATTGACGAATGGCTCATTTTGGTGGCCTGTGGTAAAGTTGTTGAGGCGGATCGGCTTGCCGCCGAACGCGAAGCACAGGGGTATTAGCCCGTATTTAATAGGTAGCTGAGGTCATCGGTGGCTGACGAACGCGTATCAATAGTAATCGATATAGACGTCAAAGATGTTGCGTCGATTGCTGCCGTACAAGCGGCTCTCGCAAATCTAAACAGAAGCACGAAGCAGAACGCCGCCTCAATGCGGATCATGCGTGGCCAGAACCAAAAGACTACTGCTGGTCTTATTGGTGCCGCCAAGGGAGCGAAAACCCTTCAGGGCCAGATGAGCAAACTCAACACCGCCGCAAAAATTTTCCAAAAAACCGCCCGCGTTCTCTTGTTCACGGTTATCGGTATGGGTATTGAATTCGTGATTACGGCCGCGTCGCTTGCGTCAGTGAACCTTGTGTTTGCAACTGGTCGATTTCTTGTCAAAGCTTACAACTTCACGATGCAGGCGTTGGCGGGAACACTCGCGGCTGTTGGCGTAGCAGCGCTTGGAGCTGCGGCGGCATTTAGGGAGGTGACCGCGGCCCAGCAAGCTTTTAGATTCAAGGGGTCAAACGGTCACGCGGCCGGAATCGCTGATGCAACTGGGGCGCTAAGAAATCTGTACGCGGACTCGACGCTGGCTACGGCAGGTATCACTGCGCTGAATCAAGCGTTCGCGGCGGTGACCAAGAATTCGGCATTTACGCCGCAAACCCAGGCAGGCCTTAAGGCGATGATGGATTTTGCTGCCGCGTCAGGAGACACCACTAAGGGTTTGAGTGCCGCAGCTTCTTTTCTTGGTTTGATGCAAAAGGAATCAAAATTTACGCAAGAGGCTTTGGCTGCGGCCGCACAAGTCGGTCCGGAGTTTGACAAAGCTCTCAAGAAATTACGAGGCTCCGGAAAAATAAAAGACACAAAGGACCTGATGACCGCCTTGCAGTCCGGCGCACTAGCCAAAGAGGCTGGCGTGGCTGGTGCGGCAGACGCAGTGTCGTTGACTTTGGTTGCCCAATTCAAAGGATACATGACCCAACTTTTTGGTGAAATGGCTTCCATCGGTCAAGACCTTTTGAACCCGTTCAAAAAAGCACTGTTTGAGATATTCATCGTTGTCAGAAGGACGATAAGAAGAGTCAGCTCGGACCTTGTCTCTTTTGGCAAAGGTGGCGCGATCGACGCGATGGTAAGCGCAATCGAAAAGATTTCAGATTTTTCGGTCAACCTGTTCAGAAAGTATTTGCCTGCGGCTGACGGATTTTTTGCTCGAACCAACAAGGTGTTTGTAGCAATGGAGCGATACACGAGAAGATTCCTCGACGTGATTCGGCCGCTTCAAAAAGGCGGAACGATCATCATTGAGACGTTCGGTAAACCGATTTCGGAGATATTCAAGGCTTTTGGCAGAAACATCCGGGATTTCAGCACGCTAGCCACGGAAAACAAGGACAAATTTTTACAATTCGGTGAGTCGCTAAAAAATCTTGTGGCTGCGTTTTTTGATATGTCGCACCAGTTCAAAGAAATGTTTACCGAAGCTCTCCCCATAATCAACAGGGTCATCAATGCTTTGGCTCTTTTGATTAGAATTGTCGGGGATTTTTTCGGTCTTATGTCAAAAACCGGACCACTCGGTGCATTCATGCCGGTGCTTGGGGCCATGATGGCATTAATGAAGGGACGGCGTGCCGGTGGTGGTCTAGGAGGCGAGTTTTTACGCGGTTCGTATGGACTGGCGACGGGTAATACCCCCTTCGTGCCTTTTGCTATGCGTGGCGCAAAGGGTCCGGAAGCAGCCTTGGCGGGCGCCATGGGGGGGATAAATACGGCAGCCCAAAATCAAACAGCCGCGGCCAATAATTTGCAAGGTTCGGCACAGAGACAGCAGTTTGCCGCGATGGAGTTATCGGGTGCGGCAGCGGCGTTGTCGTTAGCGGCGCAGGCTTCCATGCGTGTGGGGGCGGCAACGAGCGCAAACGGAATGGCCGCAACGATTGCCACCAGACAGCGACAAAATTATGCAATTTTGAAAAATTCGCAGGGGCAATACATAGATCCGACAACCGGAAAAGTCCTAAGAAAAAGCATAAGGACCGATAAGGCATTTCAAGAATACATGAATCGAAATGTCCCCGATACTGCGGTAATGAATCTTCCGCAACCGGCGGCTGGTAATGCGGTCGTGACTGATGCGACTGCGCCGTTATACGGTAAAAATAGTCCTTTTGCGCGCATGATGCAAAAACAGCAAGCACAAAGCCAGACTGCCGGCCCGTTTAACAATCTTCCAGGCTTTGTCCCGAACACGGCAACACCCTTCCCTGGTACCGGTACTCCTGTTAGAAATCCGTTCATGCCAGTCGCGTCGACACCAAGCGCGCCAGTGATAGTTCCACCGGGTGTGGTTCCACCGAGTGTAATTCCATCCGCGGGTGGACGCTCCCTGACGGGAGCCATGGCGGGATTCAGGTCGGGTGTTGCAGGTTTGTTCCCTGGCTTCCGCGGCAATGCGCAAACAGCAAAACAGAGCATAAGTCAGTACTACAGAGCGATGAAAGTTGCCGGCAAGAATCGTTCGAAGAAAGTGGGAGCCGGATTGAAAAAAACTGCTTTGGGTCTCACCGGAAGCAGTTTGATGAGCGGCGGTTATCGACAAGCCATTATGGATCAACAGGCTGAATTCGTGAAAGGCGGTGGAGATCCTGCCAACTTCAAAGCGAAACGAGGAGCAGCTGCAAAATCTGCACTAAGAGGAAACATGGGTCTCGGAAGTATGGCTTTGGGTATGGGTGCATCGTATTTGGGGAGTAAATTTGGCACCGAGGAATCACAAGGCGCACTGCAGGCGGGAGCTGGTCTGATGATGATGTCCCCATTGGCCGGTATTGGAGTTGCGGGAATCGGAACCGCAATGTCATCGCAGACAACCAAGGGTGGCGTCCTTTCCGGTATGGCCGGCGGAGCAGCAACAGGCGCCCTTATCGGAAGTTTCATACCCGGAATCGGAACTGCCCTTGGAGGAATAATTGGCGCCGGTGTGGGTGGGCTTGTTGGCTGGTGGAAGTCAGATCAAAACAAAAAGAAGATGCGCGACGACGTCCAGAAAAGAATGTCTGGAGTAATGTTGTTTCCGATAGCTGCGGCGATGGTTGAGGGGAGTTCAAAAACCGCAATAGCTGCAGCGGAAGCCAATGTCAAAAAAATGAACAAGATGAAAGGTGCCGGCTCCGCCGCCCAAGGCAAATATCTTGACAAACTCGTGACGGACGGTCTCATTACGAAGGAGGAGAGGGAGCGAGCCCTCGAAGACCCGAATGCACAACAAGATCTTTTCACTAAGTTAGATAAAGACGCAGCGCTGCAACTCAAGGTCACGACGAAAGTGATGGGCCGTTTCGATAAGACCATGCACGGCTTAACACAGGCAACCGGCATGACCCAAGAAGAAATCATGGATCTTGCATCAAGGATGGGCGTTGACCTTTACGACGAAACCAAGACGCTCGAGCAACAAATTACCGCATTGGGTAAAGCCATGAAAAAGACGGCGATAGAACTTGACAATGCGATCAAGGATGTGGTTCTCAAGGCTTTGGACAAGCTCGAAAATTTCAAGACGAATTCCGAGCTGACAGAAGCTATCGACTCGGCACAAAACGCTTTCAACGCAAACCCGAACATGGACACCGTCAGGGACGTGATCGGTCAGATGGTGACGTTCCTGCAAACAAAATATCCGAACAATCAATCAAAAGTTCTTGGCTCAATTTTCGAAATGTTCGACCCGCAGAGCCCGAACTATGTCTTTGGCAAGAACGGCCCACTAGGGAACGCCAATAACATGCCCGCAGATAAAAGAAAAGAAATGGAAGACGCAATCAGGACGCAGTTTTTGGATCCTGCCATAAAAGATGCATCAGGAATTGGCGCCACGCAAATCGGTGGACTGTTGTCGACGGAAGAGTTATTGGCCGATCCTGCGGCGTTTGGCAAAATGGAAGGAGCGATTGCGGCGGTTCTCCGAAGCGGAGATCAGGGAAGAATCGACAAGATGCAAACGTTTTTGAAATACGGAAATCTTGCCGGCAAGAGTCCTGCCCAGGCGGCGGCGGCAATTGAGCAAGCCCTTGGCTTTGCGCCGGGAACCATATTTAGGGGAGGCGATATCACCAAACGAGACGTTTCAGAACTCTTTGCAAAACTTTCAATAGAGAAAGAAACTCAACTACAACTTACGGCCGCAGTGGCCAATGGGTTGGACAAAAAACCGAGTTGGTGGGATAATGACGTTCCGGATTGGTGGACCAGAGGTTTGAAAGCGACTTCCACTTCAGGGGGATCGTTTACCTTGCTTCCTGGTGATGACACCAAAACCCCGCGAGCAAAACAATTCGGCGACACATCGGTTTCAAAGAGGCTGCGGTCGACTTTGGGTGCGCACGCCGCGATGGATGGCAGGCTGACCGGCAAGCGAACAATTACGAGCTCGTACAGAACTTTCAATCTCGGTTCGCCGAGCTCGGATCACGCGTCGGGGGCGGCATACGACCTGACCGGTCAAA